CGTAGCAGCACTACCGCTTACGCTAATGCCCCAGGTGCCATTTTCGTGTACTGCACGATACCAAGGCATATTGGTGGTTCCAACTACATCGGTAGACTTAAATACGTTGGTAAAGTAAAAACCGCCATTTGTCGCACCCTCATCAACAGCAACAATTGCGCTATCAATTTCCGTAGAGCCATCAGCAGCAGTTGAACGAGTCCAAGCACCTGTTGCGACAATGTAAATACCATTTTCACGTTGTGCTGTTTGGCTCTTTACAAGAACACGATTTCCTGCGACAAGAACAACCGTATCAATTGTCTGAATACCAGACAAGGTAATATTACCCGTAGTAGCAGCACGAACCGACTTCTTATAGTTAGATGTCGGGAATAGGGTGAGGTCTTGCGCTGCAAGTGCTACGTTAGGAGAATATCCCTCTCCTGCCGTTCCCGTTACAACAATACCACCATTACCCGTTAGTCCGCCAACGTAGTTACCCGTGGTGTCAGTACCAAGTGCTACAGAGTTAGCAGCAATAGTGGCAGCGATGCTAATGTTTCCAGATCCATCAAAAGATGCACTACCCGTAACGTCACCACTTAATGCGATACTGCGAGCCGTAGCAAGTTTGGTAGCCGTGGCAGCGTTACCGCTAATTCCAATAGCCCAAGTCCCGTTCTCGTGAACGGCACGATACCAAGGCATATCGGTAGTGCCTACTACGTCTGTTGACTTGAATACGTTGGTAAAATAGTAACCTCCGTTAATTGTTCCTTGGTCAACTGCTACAATTGCGCTATCAATCTCGGTTGAGCCATCTGCTGCTACAGAGCGAGTCCAAGCCGTTGATTTTACAAGATAAATGCCGTTTTCACGAGCAGCAGTCTGACTCTTAACCAATACCCGGTCATTGGCTACAAGGGCAACGCCATCAACGGTTTGCAGACCGCTTAACGTAATGCTTCCGGTTGTTGCAGCCTTAACCGACTTCTTAAAGTTTGATGTTGGGAAAAGAGTAAGGTCTTTTACCGCAAGGGTAGTAGAGAGAATTACGTTTGAACTGCCATTAAACGATACCGTAGGCGCAGTTACATCACCGGAAAGAGAGAAGTTGCGAGCAGTAGCAAGGGTAGTTGCAGTACCTGCGTTGCCTGCGATGTTTGCTTGCCAAGAAAGCGACCCTGCGGTTGCACCTGCGGTAAGAACTTTCCCGCTATTGGTTGTTCCCGTTGCAGGAACGTGGAGGTTTCCATCACCCGTTGGGTGAGAGTAGTTATTATATTCCGTAGAAATCGGAATATTGTAGTAGGTGCTTCCGTTGTTGGTGAACTCCCAACGGTCGCTTGTTTCGTTCCAACGCAGCGTAGTGGTTGTACCCGTTCCACGCTTAACTTCAATACCTGCGTTTTCTGATGGGGCTACGCTGCCTATGTCTGCATTAAGGGTGATGATGTTATCACCAATTTGCAAATCAGTTGTATTTACGTAAGTGGTAGTACCTGTTACTGTTAGGTCAGTACTAATTACAATTGCACTTCCGTTATATGTGATAAGCGAGTTCTTAAACTGCTTGTTAATTCCATCATAAAGAGGAATTGTTCCATCGGTAATTTGGTCAATGTTAGCAAGGCTAACCGTTGCTATACCACCTGCCAATGCTACCGAGATACCATCACCTGCTGCAACATCTTCAATGTCACCACTTACAGGCTTCCACGTTGGGGTTGCTCCACCAGCGGTACACAAGAAGATTTGACCTCCGTTGTAATAGATTTGTCCCTCAACAGGGTTTGATGGCGCTGTGCCTAAAGGTTGAATGACTGCATTTTGCAGTTCATTTTTATTTAGGTCAATGTGGTTTAGGAATTTTACTGCCATAATTAATTAAGATAAGCCTTTCCGGAGAAAGTTCCACTAAAATATACAATAATTTGATTGATTGTTACATATGAAATGTCGCCAATGACAACACTCCCTGCGGAGTCAACAACCATTACCGATGGATATTTACCAAGGTTATGATTGATTGTCCAAGTGTTTGATGCTACTGATTGAGTGTGTGTATACTCAACTGCTCTATTTTTCCAAGTGGAAGTGGATGAGTCATAACGAATAGAATCTCTATTGGAAGGATCTGTTATTGAAACATCGTGCAACTCCCCTAACTCGAATCCATTCTGAATATTAATAACCATTGACCCTGCCGTTGGGTGTGAGCGTGTAACAACGCCCAAGAACACGGCATGGTTTGGTGTTTGCGGTGGAACTGATATCATTTGACCCGCAACTGTGTTAAGCCACATATTGGTTCCAGCTACAACCTCTGATGTGTCAAGAGTATGGATTGTGCCAAGAACTGTTACATAACCATCAGACTCGTGAGCAATATTGCCATTTACAATACCAAATGTCTTTGATGATGTACCCTCTGATGTCGCAGATGCGAGGGCTATAGTCGGTCTGTTTCCGGTGGAACCATTTAAATAAATAACGCTTCCGTTTGGAATGAGAGAACCGCTATTGTTTCTTACGGCAATGTCAATGCGTTCCGCCTTATCTACTACTCCATCGTTATCTGTGTCGTATGTAGCACGAAGCATGAAATTACCAGCACCTCCGCTTATTCCAAGGTCGGCAGCAACGTCAGACGTTAGACGACTAACTACTCGTCCGTTCTCATCAACAGTAAGGTAAACATCAGCCACACTTGCGCTAACATTTGGGGAGACAAATACGTCATCCTCAAAGTGCTTTTCGCCCTTGATAAATTGATTACCAAGGGTCCTAACAAATGTTTGAATATTCTCTAATCTATTCACAAGTTCCAGTTACGGAGTTTGATGGATAAAATACTGAAGAATTATACGTGTCGTCCTCGATAAACAGATCATTATTGCTTTCTTGAGCCTTTGCCAAAAGCGTGGCATCAGATTTAATATAATTTACAATTCGTTTGTTTATATATTCAATCTTTGGGTCAATAGCATTAGTCAATGAATCAAGAGATGAATTATCAAGAGAGGACTCCTCGTTTTTGGTTTTACCAACTCCTGTACGTATTAGCGCAATAGTTGTACGTACTGAATATAAACACAAACTATATTTTACGAGTTTAAAAAGGCCCAATTCAATTTCCGTTAGGTTTTCGTCATAAACCTTTTGCTCCAGATCATCATACAAAGATGAGCCAAGGAGGTCTTGGATTGATGTTAATTGCTCAAGGCTAATTATTGACAAGAGGTTTGCCCTATCAAGCCGTTTGGGCATTGGATAGTTTTGATAGATGTAATTGTCATCTATGAATATTACCTTAACCATTGTTCTTGGGTTGAGTTATGTCGGTTGTATTTGCTCCCTTAATTGCCTCAAGATTGATCTGTTCTTCAATGATTGACAATTCAATCTTTTCATAATTAACCGTAGATAAAACACGATTAATTGCATCCATTAACATTTGACGATTAGGCAACGTCTCCGTAGCACGGAAGATTTGATATGCGGTCACAAGTTCGTTTCCGGTTCCACCAAGTTTTCCAGCGACCATAACGCCAAACAATGTTGGAGATGTCACGTTGTGAGCCGTAAGAATCTTTGAGTCATTAAGGCGAGCAAGAATATCAACAGTCTTGTCAAGGTTATTGACATCAAGAGCCTTGAACTCGGGAGCCTCGTCTTTAGACTTTACCCAAGACACAATAACTGGCTCTGCCTCCGAGCCGACAAAAGAAGCCTTGAATTTTTCGTACTCCTCACGCTTTTGCTCATTGCTCATGTTACGTCCAATAAACGTAGCGAGAACCTTTGGTGTGAATGAATTTGCTGCGGAGTTACGGATATGCTTTCCAAATTCAAAGTCAGCATTGATAAAGTGAAAAGCAGAAATATAGTTTGGTATTCCGTAGTAAGAGTTGCCGCTATATGGGTTCTTTACGTATATGATTTGTTCACGTGTCTTATCGTACTTATCAAACGCCTTAACCTTAATTGGGGCGTTGTCTTGCATTGATGCAGCCATATTCCCGAAGCGCCTACGAACGATATAATGCGTAATTTTACCATTTACAGGCTCTGCCGCCCGGACACCTTTTATGTCAAGGGAACGGAACTCTACTAATTTTGTGTGGTCTTGATTCCATTTAACATAGAATGCGAATGCGCCATGTAGTTCGTATTGAAAGGCTGCGTGTACGATTTGCGAATACAAGCCTTCAGATTTCCCAGCGCAGTTTGCAATGAATGCCTTAATCTCCGCTTGTTTTGCAGGTGTTTTATAGGCATCAATATTGTAATCAATATTTCTTCCAGAAACCATCTTTGATTTCTTCGTAACAATCCCCGAATGAACCGGAGACTGCTTAAACATTTTTTCCAATATAATAGAGAAGTCGTCTCCAGCACCAAACTTGATGTAATCGCCAATTGGAGTGTTACCAAGGGAGTAACGTCCATTAAGAGATTCAATTGATTTCTCAAGAGGGTTGCTTGATACGTTACCTTCTGTCGCCACAACATATGTATTCGAGGCGAAGTAATCTACGATGTTGTCCCAGAGTCCCATTATATATAATTTACAAATTACTGATTTTTACTGTATCAGAAAACAGTTTGTTTTCGCTTGTTGAATTTACGTATTCATGGTCAATTACATTGCAAAGATAACGACCGTAGTCGCTATTTGCTCCTGAAAGCACAATATAATACTCTCCACCCTCAATCGATGTTTCAAGTAAATTAATTGGAAGCGTTATAAAATCACTACATGGTCCGTAAGAGCCAATATCAGCAACGCCATAAAAGTTGTACTCTTTTGTTCCTACAACCTTTTCAAGTTTTACATTAAAAAAATTACTTCCGTCCATGTCGTATGTACGGATGAATGAAATGTAATTTACAAGGCCGTTCTTGAGTGACTTCATGTGTTTTTTAATAAAAAGGGGAGGAGTTTCCCCCTCCCCCAAATTTAACTACCGTTGGGCTGTTATTAAGCAGCAGCAACAACTTTAGCGAACTCCGTGGTAGGAACAGCCAAAGCAAGGCCATTCTCATCACCAACCAAAGTCAATTGGTAGCGGTTCTTGTCAGAACGAGCAGCACCTGAAGCGCCATCAACAGATGAAGCGTAAAGTCCAAACTCATAACCAACAGCGTGGATAGTTCCAGCAGCAGTCTCAACGAAAGCAACAAGTTCAGCACCGGGGATAGCAAGGGCGTTCAAAGCATTGCGGTTTTCAACCTTCATGCGCAAGAACTCAATTTGAATCGTAGGTACAGCGGTAACAGTTCCATCAGCAGCAACGGTCTTAACGTCCGTGAAGTTAGAGAAACCATCCTTGTTATTGAACTGAAGAGCCAAAACTTCACCAGCAACTGGAGCAGTTACAATGGTAATCTCACCATCAGCAACCGTAGCATCAACGTCAGCACGGTTCATCAAATAGATTGATTTCAAACCACCAGAGGCAACTTCGCCACAAGCGTAAGAAATATCAAGACCAGAAAAATTTACAGGACAAGCCATTTTTTATATTAGGTATTAAAGGGGGGCTTTTACACCCCCCGTATTATTAATTAGGCAGCGTAAACGATTTCCTCGCCCTTCAAGTAAGAGAAGCCCAACTTGAATTGACCCCAGATCTTGTCAGAAGACAATTCAGCCTCCCACTTCATGTCGATAGCACGAACGTCATTGTAGTCGTCAGTCAACATAACGATGTTTTCTGGAGCAGAGATGAAGAACGTGTTAGCAGCCAAAGAAGGGAAGTGAACAACCTCCATACCGTAGTATGCGGGGATGTTGCCCTCTACAACGCCTTGAGCAGTCGTAGTGTACAAACCTGCGATAGCGATCTGGTATGCTTGGATAGCAGCAGTACCCATGAAGAAAGCTGGCTTCAAGGAACGGTCAGCGTCACCGTAAACGGCAGACAACATAACTGGAGACATTGCTTGGTAAGCACCTTGCATATCACCCAAGATAGAAGCAGGAGTGATGTTCGTTACAGAAGTGTAGTCGATAACGGAAGCGTCAGCAACGAACTCGGCAACCAAAGTGGTAGCAGCCAATTCCAAAGCCTTTTGAGCAGACAATTTAGCGAAGTAATCAAAAACCCAGTCTTTGAACTCAACATCCATAGTCTCCTCGTTATGCTGACCTTTCTTCAACAATACAGAGCGATAAGTAGTCTCAAGAACATTCTTGCAGTTCAAGAAAGCCCACTTGTAGGTGCTTACGGTCATCTCCTTCTCATCGATAGAGGCAGAAGATTGGGGGTCGAAAGCACACAGATCAGAACCAAAAGTCAAAGAAGCATCAAAGATGGGAACTTGAACTTTGCTCTTAACACCGTCAACAAGACGGAAGCGGTCAAGCACTTTTGCACTCTTCACCATAGAATCGATGAAAAGGCCGGGGGTGCGATTGCCCCATTCCAAAGTAGCAACTGAAATAGCCATTTTAAAGGATAGATTTATTTATTTAATTTACAATTTTAATAAAAACGCTTGCCAAAGAACTTGTCAATCATATTTACTTTCTCTGAAGTGATTCGCTCAAAGGAACGTGTCTTGTCTTCAGCCACCTCATTAGAAGGCTCAACACCCTCTTGTTCGGCAGACAAAGCCAATTCAGCCTCTAAAACAGAGTTCTCTTCGGACTCTTGATTTTCAGCAGAGAATTTCTCCTCTACTACCTCTTCAACCATTGGAGTTTCTTCAGAGAAAACAACTTCCTCTACTTCGTTAACTCCCTCAACAACCTCTTGTGCCTCTTGTGCAACAGGTTCCTCGGTAGACATTTCGACTACCTCTTCTTCTACAACCTCGGATGACTCCTCGGTTTGTGCGAGTTGCTCTTGATTCTCCGATAGAAGTTCCATGATGGCCAATTGGTCATCAGAAATCTTTGCAATCGTAGCCTCAAGTTTAGCAATGCGCTCACCTAATTCTACAGCGAA